ACCTCTTGGGCAAGCACCACGGGGTCCAGGTTCTGGCGCTGTTTCTCGTACCACTTCTCGTCCTTGCGCGGGTCGTCGCGCCAGTCGAAGATGAACTTCTTGGTGCGCCCGTCATGTGCCTTGCGGTAGAACGGGTTGCCTGCGCCGTTGGGCGTGGACACGTAGATCCGGCAGTTGGATGTCTGCGACAGCGCGGCGTCCGCGGTGTCGGGGCGCTCGAGGAACGCGGCCTCATCCACGAAGTAGATCGACGTGCGGTTGCCGCGGCCGATGTTGTCACCCGCCTCGCCGGTGATAAAGGACCCGTTCTCCGGGTTCTGGATCTTCATGAACGGGGCGTGCTTCTGCGGGTCCCAGCCCTCTGGCTGAAACTCACGCGGCAGCAGGTTGACGAACTCGCGCACCTTCCAGAACAGGCTCGCCGGGTTGCCAATCTGGTCGACGTAGTTCTCCTTGCGTGAGCCGAAGCCCACCACGGTGCCCGTCTTGAAGATCATCATCCACGCGGCGAACGCCACGCACAGCCAGGACACACCGGCGTCGCGGCTTTTCTCGACCACGCCGTCCTCGCGCATCAGCCAGCGCTCGAGGCACCATTCGACGAACTCACGCTGCTTCGGGAACAGCACGAACGGCACCACCGTGCGCAGGCCCTTCTCAGCCAGGCGGGGATCAAAGGTCATGCCCCAGTCCGAAATCCAGTCTGCTGGGCGGCCGGCGTAGTAGTCGAGCAGGCGCGCGACGATCTCTGGCTTGTCCCGCATGCGCTCGAGTCGCTCGACCCGGGTCGCGAAGACCTGCTCGTAGTTGGGATTGATCCAGTCAAAGTCGTCCATTAGTCGCCCTTGATCAGCCGTTCGTAGGCCTGCTCGGCGGTCAGCGACAGGTCGGCCTTGATCTCGATGGCGCGGCCGTTGGCACCCGTGTGCTCGACCTTGGACTTGTCTCCGTAGGCCGAGGCGTGCAGCTTGCTGGCCACCTTCAGGTTGGTGTCGATGGCTGTGCGCAGGCCTGCAGCGTCGCCCAGGGACGCCGCCTGGCGGCCGTAGTCGAGTGCCGCGTCGACCAGGTTGTGGGCGCGCTCGATGCCGCTCATGGCGTACTGGTCTCGGGTCTCCTCGCTGTCCATCAGGATCTGGCGCAGCTTCCACCCGGCGACCGCGAACGGCAGGCTGTCGGCGATCGCCTGGAAAGACTCGCCCCAGACGTAGCGGTCGAAGACAGCTTCGGCCACGGCCAGCACCTCGCCCTTCAGCTTCTCAGCGGCAGTGCGCTCAGGCGCCTTGTGCAGAGCGGTGCCGTAGCGGCTGTCTGTGGTCTTGGGCTTGGCCATCGGGTGAGTTACTTGCTGGCTGTCTTGGCAGACTGGGTGAACGCCTTCTGCGTCGGCGCGCCGGCCTGGCCGGGGCTGCGCATGCGCTCGCCGGAGCCATTGGCGATGCGCTCACGCTTGGCAGCAATGTTGGCGTACAGCCCCTGCGAGGCTGCCCTGCCGATGATTCCCTTGCCCTGCATGAGCGTCTCCAGTGGGGTGGCCCCGCGGCATCTCGCCTCGGCTGGAGACGAACGCTTCGGCAAGAGCCGGAGGCCGAAAAAGAAAAAGCCCGCTCAAGGCGGGCTGTTGGTGGGCGCATTTGCCCGGGGTCGATATTACAGCATTGTGATACACGACGTCAATCGTCGATCGACTGCGGCAGGCGGGTGAGACCTTGTCGAGTGCAAAGCGTGAGGAACCTGATGGCCGCGTCGATCACCTCTTGCGTCGACTCCATGCCCCACTGGCTGCGCAGGTAGAGCACGCCGGCTGCCACCTCGGGCGCCATGTAAAAATTCACGCCCCGACCACCATTTTTTAGGCGCCACTTGCGCTGGCGCTCGACGTTGGTCATCGCGTCCTGCTTGCGCGAGCGGAACCCCTTCTTGGCGGTCAAGTTGCTCATGCTGCTGCGGCCTCGATCATCTGCTGGGAGCCTGGCAGCAGAGTGGCTTCGCCGCGGCGGATCACCCGCTTGGCCAGAGCGATCCCCCTGTCGAGCTGCGCACCGGTGATGTGCGGCATCAGCTCATCGTGCAGCTCCATCAGTACGTTGAGCGCCAGGATCTCGGGTCCGGTGGGCACGATGCGATGCACCTTGGCTGCCCGCACCGAAATGTCGATCAGCGCGCGCCGACCGGCTGCGATCTCGTCTGACAGCGGCGTGCATATTTCAAGCAGCCGGAAGGCCTCCATGATGTTGGCCATCGCGATCAACAGATCCATGTCGCCCTTGGTTGCTTGGCCATGGGTCAGGGCGTGCATGGCGCTGTGGTTCTTCAGCAGAATGTCGTTGTAGTAGCTGGCATGGGCCTGGCCTATGGGCGTGGCCGCCTCGATGGCGCGCTCGAAGGCATTGGTGTAGACCGGCTTCGGCTTGTACCGCTTGCGAGGTTTCTTGTTCGTGCTCATTTTTGGGCCGTTTTCACAGCGAGAGAGTCTGGCCTTGGGCAGGTCGGCGGTGGCACGACGACGCAGATAACGGCTGTCTGTGTGCGCCTTCCGGTTGTCGGGCTGACGACGATCTTCCAGCGATCCTCGTAGGCGTCAGGCATCTGCTTGATGGCGTTGTAGACGGCGGTCAGGCCAAGCCCTGTGAGTTGCACGATCTCGGGCCGGGTCAGTCCGTCGCTGTGCTCGCCTCGCAGCAGCCCCCGGATGATGACCTCGGCTCTCATGGCTTCTCACCCCTTGCACGAATCTCGTCGGCAGCGCCGTTGAGGATCGCAACCGATCCGGTGCCGGGTGTCTGCCTGCTTTCACACACCAGCGCACACCGCTCTCTCTCATGTGACATAGCTGCCTCAATCAGTACGGCAAAGCGATTGGTGTCGTCACCGTCGAACAGCGGCATGAAGCCTTTGCGCCAATCTAGGCCGCACTCTTTGACGAGTTCTCGCATCTGGTCTTGTGTCACTTCTCACCCCCGATCCCGTGGGCGGCTTCGATTGCGCGGCAAATCAGGGTAAATCGTGGCAATCCAGCCGCATAACCTGTTTCAAGGCGTAGCTGCTCAAGCTGTTCCTCACTCAGGGGCTGCTGCTGTGCTGGTGCTGGGTGGGCGGCTATGTGGCGCGCTTTAGCTTCATCAACCGCTGCGACTGCTGCATCCAGACGGATCAACTCGTCACCCGAATCGTTCTCTGTAATCATCTCGCTGTTGTAGAGGGCGTGCAGGTCGTCAATGATTTCGTCTGCCCAAGCCACAGCCTCCCCCTGCCTCTCGGCTGGCTGTGCGAGTGCTTCGATGACGTAGGCTTGCATCTGGTCATCTGTGAAGAGTGCGATACCGTCTGTGTGGTAATTCGGGCCGTCATGCGGCTCAGGCAGCGGCGGTAGTTTGATGCTCATGGTGTTTCCTTTACAGCTTGCAGATCAAGTACAGCGCCGCCAAAATCACGATTGGCATAAGGATGTGCGTACCGATTGTTTGAACCATTTCGATGCTCATGGTGTTTCCTTTTGCATTGCTGCGTCGATGGCTGCACTAAGATCGCGCACTTCTTTTCTGTTGCACGGCTCTCCGTGGCGCGAATCGACTAACACCGAGGCGCACTTTCTCAGCATTTCTCGCAGCGCTGCATTCTCAGCGTATGGGTCGTGCGTGTAAGGCACCTTGCCGTCAGCGTATCCGTTCGTGATGGCTTTGATTGGCGGGTAATGCTGAATGACACTCAGCGCTTCTTGTGCTGTCATGTGGGGCTTAGTCGCGTGGTGGTTTGCCCAACGCTCTACAAACTTCAAGTGTTTTGTCAGCGCTGCATTCTCAGCGGCAAGGAGGCGCAGTTCGGCGGCTGCACGTTGCGCTGTAAGTGTTCTGGAATACAGACCTTCAAGATCGTCGGCCAGTTGTTCGGGTGTCATTCGTCATCTCATTCGTCGGGATAGTCTGGGTCTCGGCTGTCCGGGTGGGCCAGCAGCGCCCACGTCTGCGCTTGCCGTGCCTTGCGTTCGGCCAGCAATTCCGCAATGTCATCGTCGTCAGTCACGTAAAGATCCAATACAAAAGTTTCGCAGCAAAAGTGGCGACAAAGCAGGCAACGCCAGTTGCGCCGATGGCGAGCACTGCGTCGGTTATCTGCTCGACTGGGCTAGACTCATCCGGTTCATTTCTGAGAGGGCAGTCGCGGCCTTGGTTGCAGTCGTTGTTGCAGCAGGTCATGCGTCCTCTCCTGAGAAGCGGGCAAGCACTGCGCGAACCAGAATCAGCTCGGGCATCGTGCTCAGGCCTGGGTGCTTGCGCCGCAACATTGCGTCCATGTTTGCAAGCACTGGCTCAACGGCGATGAGGGCGTCCAGCATCTGTGCGGTGATGTTGATCATGCTTGCCTCGCTTTCAGCATGGAGTCGGCCATTTCGTATGCGTCACCCGCAACCGATTCAAGGTCCGCTTGAATGCCGCCCTCTTGTCGATCAATCGCTTGGCATGGGTAAGCGGCCAACATGCTCTGCATAGCCTTCGCCGCGAAGTAGTCGCGCAGGGTCATTCCCAAGCTGCTCACAAGTTCATCAACACCAATCCGGTCACATGGAAAGGCTGGGCCGTCGCCGGGCGCGCTCATGACTGCACCTCCACCCGGCCGTCGCGCCAGGTGCGCTGGCCCATACGGCTGGGGATCTCTTCGTGATCCTGAGATCCTGGTCGCACAGGCACCCACTTCTCCTGGTGATTGCCGGCCGGCATGCTGCTGTTTGTGACCTGCCGGGGTGGCGTGACCTCGAGGCGTGTCTCTTTCATGGGATCGTCTCCATGTTCGTGCGAAATTGCACAGCAGATTATAGGCATTGTGATATTTTAGCCAAGCACTTCGTCGATATATTTCTCAAGCATTCGCCCGGCTTCGAGCACTAGCTCTCGATCGCCGTCTTTGCGCTCAAGCGTGCTGCGCGTCCAGGCCCTGTACTGCCTCGACAAAGCGCGATAGTGCTCTGTGTGGTGGAGCTGCAACCAGTCGACCGCGGCGGTCATGGCGCGCACTTCAGCGTGGCTGTAGCCTGTCACATCCTCGGCTTCGAAGGCAGACCCGACGGCCTTGGCGAACATGGGGCTGACGCTGGGGAATCCCAGGTCCTGCTGCACGTCACGCCATTCGCCAGCCGCCCACTGCCCGAGCAGATCATTGACCCAGTCTGGTTGCATCTTGATCATTTTTTAATGTCCCATCGCGGGTAGATCGGCGTATCGGTTGTAGCGCCAGGCAGTGGCCTGGCTGTCGATGCGCTGCCAGACAAGCTCGCGTTCCTCATCTGTCAGCTCGATCCAGCGGGCCACCTCGACGTACGTGCGACCGCAGCCTCGGCACTGCTCGTCGTACAAAGTGGTGCAGACAGCGATGCATGGGCTGTCTGGTCGTGTCATGCCAGCACCTCAACGGTCAGGCAGATCACGCCGCCTGGCAGCGCAGGCGTCCACTCAAAGGCCTCCCGGGTCAGCACCTTGTTGCTGTCGTCCGACCAAAATCCAGCCTTCGTCAGCGCATCAGCGACAACCTTGCGCACGTTGTCGACGTCCCTGGCCCGCTTGTCTGGCGGCGCCAGCAGCCAAGACACGCTCAGAGGACCGCCAAGCGGCTTGGAGGCTGTGAGGCTACCCATGCCCAAGCCGGCCACGGCCTGGCGAACCAGCACGTCGTAGGCCTCGGCCTCGGGCACCTTGTAGTGGCCACCGGAGCGCGTGTGCTTCGTCGCGTGGTTGCCGAGCACCTTCGGCCAGGGCAACTCAAACGAATAAGTTAGTGAACGCTCACTATCTAGCGTTATGGTAA